CTTTTTCTTTCTTCTCTGAGCAGAAAGTCTCTCTGCCTTTGTCATTGACGCTCTCTTAGATGATGATACACACTTAGGAGTACCCTCACCTGGCTTGTCACTAGCACAAGTGCCACCTGTGACAACATTTACCCAACCGCCTTTACCATCTTTAGACTTAGATCCTTTGAACCACTGGTGTAGATTACCCTCAGTTTGCATTTTCTTTCTCTTTTTTCTTTTAGAAAATCCCGCTGGGTTATTGACATTTCCCTTCGCAGCATTTTTACGAGCCAGACTATTAGCTCTTCTTCTTTGTCTTGGATCTGTTAAATCTAATCCCTTTTCTTTTGCAATCTTGTTCATATGGTAGTTACCATCATACTCATATAGATTACCCTCCATTGTAGGAGTTCTTTGTGCATCAGGTTTGTCAAAAGATTTTTGAAGTGTATCTTTCTTTGAAATTATTTCTTTTCTTTTTTTAGAAGCTGCATTGGTAAATTTCTCTACTTGTTTTTGTCTTTTATTAAATTCAGGCGTTCCTCTAGCTGCTTCACGTTTTGACATTGCTTGTCTTGCAGCCTGATTTAGAGTGTCTTGACTAAGTTCATTTATAGGCTCGTACTCTTCTTTACGAGTTCCCTTTTTCTTGACACAGTTTGGATATCTCTTACCAAACATAGTCTTCATACCTTTCTTTTCATATCCTTTCCAACACTTCTCCGAAATTACTGGTTCATAATCTTCTTTCTTAAGTTTTCTTTTCTTAGCAACCTTCAAATCCTGTAATCTTTCTCTCTTTGATATTGCAATAGCAGCCTGTTGTGCTGCATTGACTGCCTCATCAACATCTAAGAAATTAACATATTTGTTATGTTCTTTCTGTTTAATCTTTTTCTTAGCAATAGCGCCTGCGTCTCTTTTAAATCTTTGTTTTGCTGTGATGGATTCTTGATGAACTTCACCTCTAGCAATACCCTTCAATAATTTTTGTGTCTCATTTTTTTGTGTTGGTGTTTTATATTTCTTAGAATACTTGTCCACTAATTCACCTTGTTTCTTTGCTTCGCCAGCTCTAGCTGTTATCATATCAGAGCTTGGTTTCTGTCTATCATATAACTTCTTCTCCATATCACTAATCTTTCTTTTCTCAGAGACCATTGCTTTCTCTAGATCATCTGCCTGTTTAGCATGTGTCTTAGAACCTTTTCTGAGTTTTCCTACTAATTTTTTTACAAATGGTTTATCATCTTTGTTTAACTCCTCCTTGACATCTCCTGTAATCTTAGGTGTCTTAGGAATCATGACAGGTTCCATCATCTTCTTCTTAGCCCAGTCATCTGGAACCATGAGATGTTTGGTCTTAAATGCCATGTGTAATGTTGTAGTATCAATATCATTCTCTTTTGCAATTTTGCACATCAATTTGTCTACCTCATCATAGGTAGGATAGTCCATCTTAACTAGACCATCTTCTAGTTCTTTGACGTAATCTTCGTTGAATGATTCTTTAGTCACTTTTTTCTCAGGTAAACCTTTATGTTTTGTTTTAGCGAATTTTTTTACGCTGGAACGCTTGGTGGTGGCAGCAACTTTGGCAACCTCAGGCGAGGGATTTTCCATTTCCCCTTTCTGAGTCGCTCTAACCATCCCGAAGAATCTTTGTTGCTTTTTAGATAATGCTGGCATGTCAAGTTCCTAATCCTCCTTTACGAACAGCTTGTACGTTGACATAATCCTGTGTTGTCTTATACCCTGCGTCTTTTGCTTTCTTATCTAGTGCTTGATTATCTTTCTTCGCTTGAAGTTTCTTCATGTACTTACCACCTTCGTTAGGATTCTTCTCACCTTTCACTTTCTTCGGTTGATTACTACCGCTTCTCATAATCTTTCCACCAGATGCGTAGATGGATTTCTTCACAGCATCTAATACTTTATCCTTACTTTTAGGTTTGTAGTCTGTTCCACCTTTTACAAGTGTGCCAGTTTCTCTCTTGAGACGAGTGGACTCTTGAAACTCTTGAAAGTTTTTCATTATTTCTTTCCTTTACCATAGTTCGCAGCACCTTTCTTACGGCACTGGACTAGTCTACCAGATGCATATGCACTTGGCCATACACTTGCACTTGCCTTTACCTTATGATAGCAGGCGTCTTTCTTACCACTGCCCTTTCCTTTCTTATCTGACTCTAAAAGTGCAGAGTCTACTGCTTCTCTGGAAGCCCAGAGATTATTCTCATTAATAAATGTATCAACTAACTCATCATCAGTCCATCTCTCAATATCATATCCCTCTTCTACTATACCGTCCAACCATTTATCAAACTGTTCTCTGTAGTTTTCAGTCTCTATAAGCTTGAGTGCTTCCCACTCTTTTCTAAACTTACCTGTTGTATCATTATACAACTCGGATTTTTTAGTTTTCATGTTATCAAATCTTTTCTTTTCATCAGCAGTAGATATAGTGCTAACAATTTTCTCTGATCTTTTCTGTGCCTTACTACCCTCTTTACTATCAAGTCCTTTACTAAGAGCTTTACGACTTAGATTACCAGCCTTGCGATACATTTTTGTTTTAGGAAGAGGTTTCTTTTCTTCGTTAGTTGGTATTCTACTAGGGCCTTGTGGACTTGCAGTGTTCTTTACGAACCCAGCTTTACGTTTCTGAACAGCTCTGTCGTAGTTTTGAGATGCCTTGTCTCTAAGTTCTTTTCTCTTCTCGGTATTTTCTGGGCCTTTGAGTTTACCCGCTTGTTCATCTCTTGCCTTAGAAGCTGCTAGTGCCGTCTCAGCAGAAATCTCATATATTGCAGAGTATGCTTCGTATAAATTCTTAGTCATTTTCAAAGGATACAGTATACCTATCATAACGTATTTATTATATCAATAAATAGAAGACAGGGACTCTATAATTTTTAGCTAAATGGCTCGTCAGGGAATATTTACTGGATTCACACCGAACGATGGACTGGGAGATTCCCTAGCCTTAGGTGCAAGTAAGGTTAATGCAAACTTTACAGAGATATATCAAACCTTTGGTGACGGAGATAATCTTAGTGCCAATGCAGGGAGTGCTGGTACTTGGACAAAGGCAGGGAACTCAGGAATATACACAAGTAAGAACGTAGGTATAGGCACAACTGATCCTAGTGCAGCTTTATTTGTATCAGGTAACGTTCAATTAACAGGTATTACAACTGGAACATTCGTTGGAGATGGTTCTGGTCTAACTGGTGTGACTGCAACAGGTTCTGGTGTTGTCATTAAGGATAGTGGTGTTCTAGTTGGTGTTGCACAAAGTCTTAACTTCGATAGAAACTTAGATGTTACACAAGCATTTGGTGGTAACGTCACAATTGGTGCTGCTGACACAGTAGGATTTGCATTTACCTCTGGATTCTCTACTGCATCTGGGTATGCAAACGTTGCTGGAGTATCTACCACATCAGGAACAGCTGGGTTCGCTGACACGGCAACCTTGGCCATCAGTGCAAACTTCGCCACAGTCGCTGGTATTGTAACATACGCATCGGCATCTGGAGTTGCAACCAACTCAGGAGTAGCTGAGTATGCGAAGGTAGCTGGTATTGCATCATACGTTGCCAATGCAGGGTTCTCAACCATGGCAGGGTATGCACATACAGCAGGCATCGCCTCAGTCGCACAGAATTTAACAGGAACTCCATCAATAGTTGTTGATAATGTCAACGGTACTGGAATTGTAACCTTCCCAGGCCAAGGTAGTAAGATGCGTTTTGATTTTGACGCAACAGGTGACTTACCTACTGCTACGAGTTGGAGAGGTATGTTTGCTTATGCAAATAATACAAAGAGTGCATATGTTTCTAGCGGAACCACAATGGGTGGTTACAACGGTTGGAGACAGATACTTCACCAAGACTTATACGGTAACTATCAAACTGTTGGTGTCATAACTGCTTCTAGATTCTCTGGTGATGGTTCTACTCTTACTAACCTACCATCAACAGATAGTATTTGGAGATCAAACTCCACTGGTATTCACACATTAACCAATGTTGGTATCGGTACTACTAACAATGAGGGTTATAAACTCAAGGTTGTAGGTAATTACAGACTTGCTGGTCGTTTAGACGGAACTGCAACAGGTAATATTCTACCACACTTATGGACTAATTACAGTGATCTACCAGCTGCTGGAATCAATCATGGTCAGTTTGCTCATGTTCATGAATTTAACAAGGGATATTTTGCTCATAATATAGGAACCACAATCAATGTTACAGTCAGCACCGATACTGTGGGAGGTCAAGCAACAGGTGTATTCTACTTCAATGGTGTAGAAAGACCTGGCAATTTCCCCATATCAAGAGGTGCTACTTACATCTTAAACCAAGATGATGCAAGTAACGTAAACTACAACAGTCAAGAACATCCATTGATGTTCAGTACAACTCTAGATGGAGAATTGGCTGGTGGTGATCATTATATGATGGGTGTCACCTATAAGTTAGATGGTGTTCAAGTCACCATGGCTGGATATGTTAGTGGATTTAGTAGTGCTACCACTCGTAGAATAGAGTGGACTCCAGTAGCAGCTGCACCTAACACACTATACTACTGGTGTCATTACCATACAGGACAAGGAAATACTTTATCCATCAACAATGAAGGTTGGATGGAACTTGTTAATAAAAATACTGACAGGACTGTAGGAACAGGAACTGAGAACTATAGAGTTGGTGTTGTGACTGCAACTACATTTTATGGTGATGGATCTAATTTAACAGGAACTGGATCTGGGTATGCAACCACAGCTGGAATCGCAACTCTAGCAAGAGGTTTAACTGGATCACCAAACATCACGGTTGGTGTAGTAACTGCAACTAGTTTTATTGGTGATGGTTCTGGAATAACTGGTGTTACTGCTTCTGGTACTGGTATCATAATCAGAGACGACGGCACACTTGTAGGAACCATTGGTACTATTAACTTTGGTACAAATCTATCCGTATCTGCTGCATCTGCTGGTGTTGTAACAGTCACCGCATCAGGTGGTGGCGGAGGCGGTGGTATCTCTGGTATGGTATACCAAGAGGAAGGATCTACCGTTGGTACTGCACAGACAGTTAACTTTATTGGTGCTGCATGTACAGTAAGTCATAGTGGTGGAGTTGCAACTGTCAACTTGGCAGGAGCAGTACCATTTACAGGCCCTGCAGCAAACATAACTGCACTTGATATCACACAATATGAGACTGCATACGCATGGGGCAATCATGCGAGTGCTGGATATCTAACAGGAATAGGTGGTCAAAACTTAGGTAACTTATCTAATGTTTCTAGTGCATCTCCAAGTACAAGTGATGTATTGACATGGAGTGGATCACAGTGGGCACCAGCCGCACCTACAGGTGGTGGCGGTGGTGGTATCAATGGTATCACTATCAAGGAAGAAGGAACTAACGTTGGAACTGCAACCAGTATCACATCCATCAACTTTGTTGGAACTGGAGTCACTGCAACTGCAACTGGTCAGGATGCAACTATTACTATCACTGCCGTAAGTGGTGGTGGAGGTGGTGGTGTATCGACCACTGGATTCGGAACATACACTGCATCTGCTGGTGTAGAAACACAAATTGATTCATTCTCTGCTGCTAGTTACTCTGGTGCTGAGTACACGTTTATGATTGGTCTAGGAACATATAGACAATCACAGAAAGTTCTCGTCATGCATGATGGAACTACAGCGTTCTCCCAAGAATATGGCATCATGTTCTCCCCAGAACAACTACAACAGGTATCCATTGCTGCAACAATAAGTGGTGGTAACGTTTTAGTTAAGTTCACACCAGAGGCAGGGATCTCTGGATTATCCACATATAGATACGTCAAGACTCTGATTCAAGGCATATGATTCATACTAGTACGAACACTCTTGATAGGACAGGACTGGCTACCAAGCCGACTGGAGCTGATGATAAGAAAGCGTACTCTATCAAGTGTTATACCAAAGATGATTGGGTATTCATTCACGAAGAACTAGAGAAAGATGGTTCACTGGAAGATAATATTCCAGACCCATCTATAGTATGTCCTGACAAGAAGGAACATAGTGATACCAGAGCAACCTACATGTTGACTGATGCAGAGGCAGAAGATCTTAGAAAACACGAGAAAGTACAGTGGGTTTGTATTGACTATGACGCATATCCAGGCAACTATTCTCCAGATCCAAAAGATATTATTGCTGGTGTAAGGAAGTTTGGTAGATTTAATAAGACAGTATCCAACTACAGAGCATGGAATACTGCACCATCTAGACCTCCTACATCTCAGGCTGGTATAGGTGCATCAGATAAGAATAGAACTGGATATCAGATACTAAGACACACACAAAAAGAAAACCCTTGGGATGCAACAGCAACTGGAGTGACTGGAAATGATCATTTAATAATAGAAACTGAACCAAAACAATTAGGTGACGGAACTGGCGTAGATGCAATCGTATCTGATGATGGTTTCTGGATTGCACACCCAGAATTTGTAACAACTGCCGATGATCCTGTAGGATGGTCAACAGGAAACGCATTGACATGGAGTGGTATATCTACAACACCAGGCACATGTGGTGTTCTAGATGTAGTTCTTGATGGGCCATACTATATTGATCCAGACTGGTTCAATGCAGATCCAGGCAATAGATTAATTCAACGTTGGGATGGTACAACAGTTCCAGTAGAATCTGTTGCAAGAGCATGGTGGTCTGATTCAAGTCAGAGATCAGTAGGATTCTCTACTATAGGAACTACAAGTGGTATCAGTGGTTCATATACAAGAGCTAATTGCAATGGCACTAATACTGCAAAACCACAAAATAATTCTGATCACGGAACTCAATGTGCTGGTCAGGTATTTGGTAAGAACTATGGTTCTGCATACAACTGTAACAAATGGGTAATCAATGGCATCGGTGGATCTAACGCTGGAATCAATGGTAGTCAGTTCGATGTACAAAAACTATTTCACTTGTATAAACCTAACTGGGATAGACATTCTGCAATAACTGGGAAACAAAATGACGACAAAAATCCCACAACGTCAAGTAATAGTTGGGGATATAGGTCTAGTAGTATTCATAGTGGTGGATATTATTGGTATAGACCATCTGCAATAGACGGAACTGTAACTGGTGTGTCATATGGCAGTGGTAGTGAACCAGCTTTCTTTGATCTACTAGGTGCATATGGTGATGGTAGTAGATGTAAAGGTGAGATGATAGACAGTTCCGTCACCGCTGCTGGTGATGAGTTAGCTGAAGCGGGAGTCATATTCATTGCTGCAGCTGGTAATAGTAATCAGACTCAAACAAGTCCTGGCGATCTTGATTTTAATAACTATTGGTCTACAACTTCCCAAGGTGATAGTGTTTCATTACAATCTGCAACTCATTTTGAATTTGGTTTACAGTGTTACAATACTATCAACAGAAGAGGGTGGCCACAGTCATTAGGTAAAACCACATCTGGATTATCAACTGCTGGAACTGAGTATGCTTGCATTAATATTGGTGCATTAGATGACCAATATGTGAGTAATGGACTAGGTGGTAACAGCACAGACTACAAAGAAAAGAAAGTCACCTATAGTGATATGGGAACAGGTATTGATTGTTATGGTGCTGCTGATGATACACTCACAGCTGATGGTAGAGATTCAAACCTAACATATCCTCATCCAGAAGACTATACTGGACTAGGACTTGTCCCTTATGATGTTGACTTTAGTGGCACTAGTTCTGCATGTCCTACATGTGCTGGGTGGATTACCACCAAACTACAATATAATAGAGGTTGGACTTGGAGAGATGTCAAAAGTTGGTTAAAGAATAACTGTGGTGCTCAAGATCCTGACAGATTTTACTACGGTGATGATATAACAACCTTCACTGCTGAAGAAAATGCTTGGATAGATATGTATTCTCATATGGCATACGGTCAAGGCCCTGTTGTAATATGGGATGCTCCTACTGGTTCACCTTCTGAACCTAAAAAACCTGAGATCAAAATCGTAAACTCACGCAATCTTAAGATTAGTGGTGGAGTTGAGATAAAGTTCTCTTAATAAATACTAAAAAAGACTAGCGCAATGGCAGAAAAATCGTTTGGTGTAAAGGATCTTAATATAGTTGGAGCAACTGGCGACCCAACTATAGAGAGTAATGGCGATCTGAATTTAAAGGCTGGTCAAGTTGCAATCCAGACTAACACCACAGTCACAGGAGTTGTTACTGCAACAGCATTTGTAGGTGATGGCGCTGGATTAACTAACCTTCCAGGCGGAGGTAGTTATGGTAACTCTGATGTTGACACACACCTCAATACTGGTACTGCTTCCACTGGAGAAATTCTAAGTTGGAATGGAAGCGACTATGATTGGGTTGCTGATCAAACTGGAGGTGCTGCAGCAAACAGCACTTTTGATACCGTAGATGTTGTAGGTATTGTAACTGCTGGTAGTTTTGTTACTGATCTTATTACCGCAAATGGAACTGGTAGAGGATTCTGTACCAGATATTATATCACTGCAAACGGTTCTTCTTCATACAGTTTTGCAGGGCCTGGACAAAGAAATACTGTAGGAAATCCTACTCTTTACTTAATGAGAGGTTTCACATATATGTTTGAGAACTCTACTGGTGGTTCCCATCCATTCCGTATTCAATTTACAGGAACAACTACAGGTGTAGGAACATATGTCAGCGGAGCACAGAACGGAGTACAGATATTTACAATTCCACATGATGCACCAGGCAGTTATGAATATCAATGCACTGTGCCATCACACGCCAGTATGAAAGGAAGTCTCATTATCCCTAGTTAATATCATGCCATTAGCATTTGGAATTGGAAAATCAAGAGGGTCTGCTTTTGACTTTGCGATAGAAGCCTGTAATTATATACAGTTTTATTGGAACTGGACTGATGGAAAAGACTTTGATGTTAGAGCCGAATTCCTAAGACCCACTGCCTTATCAGGACAAGTAGTAGGAACAAATAGATTAGCACAGATTGTAGATGGTGGTGGATCTATCACCTACATGAAATGGGGTGGAGATAATTCAGAAGATACTGAGGGGTATGAAGGCATATACATTGATGTAGATGCAATCAAAACTTTACCTGGCGGTATCCCAGATAATCAGATTGAATTAGATTTAAGAGGAACATGGTATGCTGAGGTAGGAGCACAACCAGTGGTCATAAATGCTAGTGGATATGAAGGTGGAACTATGACATTAGAGAGAGATACACCAAATGTACCTGGCTATGGATTCATAAACACTGGATATGCGACTTCTTTTACAAACTTTAAAGTAGCGCCTGGAGTAGTGGTATCATCAGCAGGCCATAGTGAGTCAAATGGACAGAGATTAACCAAGGTGGTCATAGACTTAAACAGATTTACACTAACATTTTCTCAAAACTAAGTAAGTATAAATACGGCTAGAAAAATAGTGGGAAATCACATGAAAAGATTCTTACCTATAATTATGCTTTTGATGGCGGCTCCCATGTCAGCTAGAGCCGACTTGATTCACAGATTGACTACGAGTACACAACTCAGCGTGGACGGGGCAGCGACTCAGGCTACAAGAATTGGTTCAACCTACAGTGTAAGTGGTAACAATATCACCGCTGGTACTATGGGTGGACTCACCAAGGCAACTGGTGACAACGCAGCAACCGCCGCTGCAACACAAACTCAAGGTGCATACTCAGTTACCACAGCAGGCTCAGCCTTCAGCCTTACTGAGTCATTTACTATGGGCGACGCTGTTGCTCCAATCGGAACTGGTGTTGACGTATCTACTGGTATTGTTGCTGACATGCCTGCATTTGGTAGTGTAACTACTCAAAGTGGTGGTGTGGCAGGAAGTCTTGCTGGTACAATTACTTCAGCGGGAGTTATGACACTAACAGCTGGCGGCGCTGGCACCTCAGCCACTGGCCAATTTGTGTCAGAAATAAGCGTGAATTAGCGTGATATATAATAATGAAGAAACTTGTCGCTACAGTAGCACTGTTTTCGCTGGCTAGTCCAGTGATGGCAGTGCCAGTGGTGCCAAATTTCCAACAAGGCTCGATGACCTCCAGAACGGAAACTCAATCCACCGTGACGGAGACGATAAATTCAATTGATATGAGGACAGGATGGGAGTATTCCGTGACGGGCACAAACGTTTCCAACAATGGAGAGGCTTTGAACCCACCAGTAAGTACATCAACAGTGAACGTGACACCAAGCAGTTCCAACAGCTCCACAGGAGGAGTAATGGTAACAGGAACGGTAACAAGTTCGTTCGACTCTTTAGACTTTTCAAGCCCAACAAACTTCACGATAACAAATCCAGGCGGGGCCTTCCAATTCACTCAGAGCTATCAAGGGCCAGGCATGACCAACCAGACCATAATACAGAGGGTCACTACTATCCAAAGCGTCACCGACACAACTTCAACCTTTACCCAATAGCTTTATGTCTAACACAGATTGTACTTGCCCCTGCCACACTGGCGGAGAATGTAGGGGGTGTGAGTGCAACAGCCAATCCAATAGCAAATAGTTCTGGCTCGGTTACGAATCAAGCTATACAGGTGCTACAGGGCCCATATATAACCAATACTTATGGTAATGGTGTGCAATGTCAAGGTGCTACCATGAACATAACACCGTACTTACAATTTGCAGATTCAAGGAAAGATCCTTGGATAGATTTCTATAACGAACCACAATATGATATGACCGACTTTACTGGTCGTGTTACACAACAAACTATTACAGTAAAGAACTATCCTTGGGAGTCATGGTATGACACAAGGACTAAGGCAGATGGAACTAGGTGGTTCCCAGACGGTGAAGATATGGATATAGTTGTAGATGTAGATGGCCCTGATGGTAAACCAGATAATCCAGGCAGTGTCATATGGAACAAACCTGTTCGGACTGACTATCATGCCAATCAAAGTTTGAACTTAGGTTTGTCTGCTACTATCTCTATACCATTGAATAAGAAACTACAGAAACAGTGTATGGAGGCAGCAGATGCACAGAATGCCATGCAAACACAACTTGTGGCAAACAAAAGATTAGACTTTGAATTGGCTCGTCTTAAAAACTGTGGTGAACTGATGAAGGCTGGCATCATGTTCCATCCCAAGTCACCTTACTACTCTATATGTGCCGACATAGTGGTTACAAACCCAGGCGGTAAGTTACTTCCTCACGAACACACAACTCCTCAACCAACATTCGTACCACCAAGTAATAGAAACAATCCAAAACCTAATGGGGATGCTTCTAGTTTAAAAACTATTTCGATCCCTTAACTTTAATAGGAGGTAAGCCTCTCTTTGCACGATACTCATTCGCTATGATGTCGTTACGAGATAGTCTTGCCGCTTTTTTACCGAGTTTTTGTTGTATTGTTTTATAAATTTTTGTAATTATAGGTTTGAATACTCTAAGTAATAACGGTGTTGCAGCTGCACCAGCCGTAGCCACAACTGCGATTGCAACTGTAGTGGTGGTCTGATTTACAGAAGGCAGAAATTTTTCAACAGCAGTGGTAGGTTCATATAATGTCTCACAAATATTTACTTTAGGGTTGTTCGGATCAGGTATCAACTGATGACCAACTACTCTCTCATCACCAGCCTGAGTTATGTCACCAACTCTTAGGTTTGCAGGGCCTGGGCAAGGAACTTCTTTCTCTTCATTTGGAGTTTTAGGTGGTTCAACGTCTGCCTCAGGAGGGCCTAAAGGTTCACCTGTGTCTACACCACTAACCTGTTCTTCTGGTTCCCCATAAACAGTCTGCCAAGTAAGCTCGTCAGCACGATAATCGGGTGGTTCATAGTATGGCATACCACCATCACACAAAACAACATTCTGATTAGGGTCATCATTTACGAGGGTGCTACTTTTATTACTTGGATTCTTTGCATTTTCTTTATGTATCTTGACACATCCTGGCATCTCTACAACAGGAACTCCTATGTTTACTGTGACAGGAGGTGTCCAAGGAATTGCCTGTGGAGGAGTTCTCATCCAAGGTGTGTTTATATTTGCAATAGTCACCGTGCCAGTTTCTATCGGACTAAGATATCTCAGTCCACCAGTACTGTTAACATATATCTGTGGTATATTATTTGGCGGCATCGGGCAACCTCAAACCCTTTACGGGGCCAGATGTCTGTGGCCATGCTTCTTTTAATTGAGTATATACTTCTTCTGCAACTAATTCTTTTATTTGTTGTAGTTGTATTTCTTGTCTCTTTGCAGGCCCATCTGTGAGATTATCAACCACTGCACCACCACCTACTACTGCACCAGTTCCTACAACTGCAGCAGCACTTCCATAACTAAGAATTTTTTGTAAGTCCATCATTCATCATCCTTGTATCTTTCAAGTTCGTTCTGATAGTGTTGCCATGTTGCACCACTGGTAGAACCTAGACAGGGGTTAATGCAATCGGGATCTTCAATCACGTTACAAACCAACCCTGCTAAGTCATGAGGGCAGGCTTCTTTTCCTGATTCACGCCAATATAATTGACCATCAATCCAAGTAGCACCACACTCATTACATACCTTAAGCATTAACCTAATGGAGGTAATCCTACTGAAGTTGGTGGTGTAGGTGTTGGGTCAGAAGGTGATGGTAAACCTAGACCACCTCCAGTTAAACCTTCAAGTGCTCCAGTGCCAGCTCCTTCACCAAGTATTCCACTCATTCCGCCTGGCATCACAGATTCCATTATCTTGCCTTTGACGTTTTCGATAATCGCATCCTTGCGTATGAATACATACCCAACAGTACCAACGACGGTGAGAGATATAACACCACTAGCAATAGCGATTCCATTTACGATTTTTTGTAACATGATTATTTTTGATCAGGGACAATTTTTACAGGAGCCTGTTCTATACGAACTACCTGTGCAGGGGCAGTCTGAGATGCCTTCTCAATAAGGATCTCCATATCTTTTTTAGATATGTTTGCACCACCACTAGATCCACCATTACTCTTACTCTTTCCAGCTTGAACGCCGAAAGTTGCTAGCACGCCAGTAAAGACAGATGCTATGAAAGTTGGATCAAGATCTTGTTTTGGTATTTTAAGAGCTGGTGGCAATTCAACGTATGCGAGAGTTAATATCGCACCACTCCAGACCAAGATGCCAAGCCGTACAAATGTACTCAGGATCATCATCTGCTCTTCTTTGTCTTCCGCAGCTTCTTTTAATTTACCAATTAGACCTTTTGGCTTATCCTCTTTAGGAGGAGTCTTTGTGTCTGCCATAGTAAAATTTTATTATCCTATTATATATACGGATACTTTGCTCTTATTTCTGCAACCTTTGAGTCATAGTCTGCCTGTGTTACTTCACCTCTTTGCACTTTGAAATACATTGGGTCTGCAAACTCACGGAACTCTTTTTCACGCATGTACTTATGGTAAGCATTCTGTTTTTCTTTATCCGTTGTGACTGCAGCTGCATCTACTAACGCTTGATCAACTTCAAACGGTGTAGTATCACTGATATCTCTATCAAATATACCAACATCATCACAGATTAATAAATTTTTATCTGGATATGCTGCACGGATTGCTTCGTGATTGTAATTCATTAGGGTTGTACCTCCATTACTGTACATCTACTACCAGATGCCCTATAACTTGCATAGTTATAATATCCACGATCTCTGTTTATGAAAAAATCAACACTATACGTTCCTCTAATTATTGGAGTATATGTTATTGCACTTGTCGTGCCAGGAGTATCCACATACCAGTAATCAAATGGATGCATCTCAAAGTTTTGAGAGGTGCCAGGCCATTGTACCATAGTTCCTTGTCTATTACTATCGCCAGGATAGTTTATATCAGTTGTAGCACCACCAGATATGGCTCTTCTAATACCCCATATCATATTATCTCTACCATTCAGCGACTCTCCCAAGATGAATACATTTATAAGAAACTTACTGTTTGAATTAGTGGGAGTAATAACACAACCCAAGCCAGGAACTGCTGTGAAACTTGAATTGTTCAAACTAAAACTAGTTCTTGTAGTATATTCTGCTGCCTGGAAGTTTGGTCTAGCGTCAATACCACCAGTGATGGCACTAACTGGTATATTAGAAAGACCCGCTCCAGAACCACTGAATTGTGTAGCGTATA